ACAGTGGCTACTGCTGTGTGGGTTGATTGGGACCATCCCGATGGTTTGGGTTTCTTTGAGCACCGGGTTCTGAACTGGCTGGAACTACATGACACCGACTGGGAGTCCCAGTACTTTAAGATCGTTGACTTCGTACGAAACTATGAGGTAATGAGGGTGGGTATCGACGCACAGGGAGTGGGCGGGGCAGTAGCGGAACGCTTGGCACTACTGTTACCAGACATTGAAGTCCTGTCTATCTCATCTGATGCCAAGGCACAGAACGAGCGTTGGGTACACCTCACGGAGTTGGTACAGCGGGACCAGTTGGTCATCCCGGGACACTCCAAGGCTAAGAGAACTAGGCGTTGGAAGAAGTTTAATCAACAGATGCTGGACCTAGAGCGCATCAACCGAGGACCATACTTGCTGGCCGAAGCCCCTGACGAGAGGGGTGCTTTCGATGATTACCCCGACAGTTTGGCCTTGGCCTGTGCTATGTCAGTTCACGACATTATGCCCACGGTGACCGTGGCGGAGAATCCGTTCTTTGTTTAGTGGTATCATATAACAAGGTACCTACCCGTAATCCTCGGAGGATTCCATGGCGAACGTAATGAATCCAACAGTTGCACCAGCACCCCTCTTTCCTGAGGTTGCAGGCAACGTCTTTGAGCGCTCGATGGGCCCGGACATCCCCGGCCAGCGAGGCTCCCTGCGATTTGAGGAAGGTGTTGCGACTGATACCGATGTCCCTAATGACTTCGCTATTGGCTCGTACGTTGACACCTCCTCGGTCCCGGGACGCCCTAACCACAACAACCCGGCGATGTTCTACAAGCCAGCCGAAGTCACGATGCAGGAGCGTGCCCACGTCGGCTCCGCTTCATGGATTGAGGCCCCGTCGGTCCTTGGAGAGTTCGTTCAGGGCGTCGTGGCTGGTGACGGAATGCCCAAGTTTGAGCGTTCCTTCAACTCTGGCGCACACATGAACCGGCCTAACGCCACTCGCGTCCACGACTGATCCTGCCAGCGGGGCAGGGTCATGGACAAATCACCACTCCACATTGTCCGTGGGGTTGAGGGTCTGGTAAGGCCACCCGGCTGGCACGGTGCGACCGAGGATAACAAGTACGGTGTCCTCTTTCAAGGCGGGTGGCCTAGGGATAGTGCGCCTTCTGCCGTGCGCGGACTGGCTACACGCCAGTTCAACACGATGGTTACCAACGTGGAGACCATCCTCGGCCAGTCCACGGCACAAGAGGTCAGGGCTGGTAGGGAGTGGTACCCCTCTGGTCAAGACCACTCCCGACGTATGGGAAAGTTGGCCGGTCACCGCATTGACTCAGACGCCACTGACGTAGGCGCTGGTGTGATAGCAGCACTGAGCCCATCCGTAGAGTGGGATCTCAACCTCATTAATGCTCACTCCATGGCTACTACAGGTAGAACCTTTGAGCCCTATGGAAAGGTTCAGACGGACAAGGCGAGTGACATGCTACGAGGTGCCAACCCGGAAGATACTGTGATTACAGGCGGGTCAGAAGGACGCAACCCTAGGAACAAGTCGTATCACTTCTATCGCAACCTGAAAGACCCCAGTGATCCTGCATGGGTGACTGTCGACCGCCATGCCCACGATGCCGCTACGGGTTCGGTGATTACAGGAGGAGAGAGAGGGTTGTCTGCGACTGGTAGGTACGACAAGTTCGCTGACATCTACCGTACAGCAGCGGCTCGTCAGGGGATAGACCTACCCAGCACGGCACAAGCACAAACATGGGGTACTTGGAAGAGGATTAAGGGGGGCCAGAGGCCCGGTTTCAACTTTGACCAGTACCTCCATGACATTGGCGATTACGACAGGTACTACTCACTATAATGTCTAGCGTAAACCCTCTGCACCACTTTCCACGCTCGGTCTTCCAGAGCCACCAACTGGTCAAACTCCTCCTCCTCGGCCTCGGTGATGTCCCCACCCCCAAGGTAGTGAGCGGCAAACGTATCGTAGATGGCGAGGAAGTCGTCTTCGTTCAGTGTGATCTCCATGGAGTCACTCTACCATGACTGAGGCGTGGGGCATTGTCGTGGCTGCGGTGGTCACTGGTTCCTTCGGGGTGCTAGGCTTGTTCTTACGACGCTTTAGGGATGAGAACCAGAGGGACCATGCTGACGTGGCTAACAGGTTGAAAGGTCTCGTGAAGTCCCTTGCGGATGTTAAGGTGTCTGTGGACAAGAACGGTGAAAGGCTCACCGATCACCTAGACTGGCATGTGAAGGAGAAGAAGCCTTCACGGAGGAAACCAGCAGCAAAGAAGTGACGTGCCCACATGAGGCAGTCATGTCGTGTAACATGAGTGGTAGCAGAAGGAGTAGATGCTGTGTCGAGCGATGTACCTCCAGTAACTCTAGTCGAAGCGCTAGAGACCCCCTTACGAGATCCAATCCATCGTAAGTGTCTGTATTCCCGTGTGCGTTCCGGGTTGGCAGAGGAAGAGCAGAGCGCTTTGGATCGAGCCTTGGAGCGTGTGCAAGGCGACGACAACAACGGCCAACGTAAGGTCTACTCGTCAGCGTGGTTGGCAAATGTGCTGACCACTCAGGGTCATCCTATTTCTTCTGCGACAATCCAACGACACATCCGTGACGTATGTAGTTGCCGATCTGAGGAGACGACGAATGGGTAACGTGAGCGAACTGTCCAGCAAACTGGACAAGGGTCCACCCAAGCAAGCCATTGGTAAACTGGCTGCTCTACTGGATCGCCATGACATAGACTTGGAAGACATTGGGGACATCAAGAAGGTGTCCCTTTATCAGTCTTTAACGAAGGATTCAGATGGTGAAGCGCAGATTCACGACTTGGTTGGTATCCAGATTTCTCCGGCGTGGGAAGAAGGTCCAGAATGGCCGGTCATCCAGCCCGGACCCGCAGTTAAACTTCCCAAGAGCACTACCACCAAGAAGAAAGCGGCGCTAAAATCCTGTGTGGTCCTACCCGACATGCAGATCGGGTACTTCCGTAATAAGGAAGGCACCCTAGAGCCCACTCACGACGAGCAGGCCATCGCCATCGCTTTGACTATCACTAAGGAGATCAATCCTGACATGGTGGTGCTGGTCGGGGACAACCTAGACCTCCCAGAGTTGGGCAAGTACCGGTTATCTCCGGCGTTCCAGCAGACTACTCAGGCTGCTGTGGATCGGGCCACTGAAGTGTGTGCCGCCATAAGGGCTGCTGCCCCAGAGGCAGAAATCAAATGGTTGGCGGGGAACCATGAGGAGCGCTTGACCAACTTCATGTTGGATAATGCCACAGCAGCGTTTGGTATTCGGGTGGGAACCCGCCCAGACAGTTGGCCGGTGTTGAGTATCCCCAGCCTCTGCCGCTTGGACGACTTTAACATTGAGTACCTCGCTGGGTACCCAGCCTCATGCGTTTGGATCAATGAGCACATCAAGGTCATCCACGGCGATCTGATCCGGTCTAATGGTAGTACCGCTCACGCCTATCTGAATCGTGAGAAGGTATCTGTTTTATACGGACATATACATAGGCGTGAATGGGCTGAGATGACTCGGGAAGACTATGACGGACCTAGGACTGTCATCGCAGCGTCCCCCGGCTGCTTGGCCCGCATTGACGGAGCGGTTCCCTCCACAAAAGGGGGCACTGACCTCGACGGTAGGCCCTTGAAGCGCCATGAGAACTGGCAGCAGGGGCTGTCGGTGGTGCAGTACGAGGAGGGCGACGGCAAGTTCAACCTAGAGATGGTGACCATACGGGATGGATGGGCAATGTATAGAGGACGAGAGTATACAAATCTGTAACGGAATCGTGGGCTATAATGGGACCAAGCACCTGATGTGGTGTGGTTCCCTATTCCCTACAAAGGAATGTCTTTCATGTTCAATAAGGACTTACTTGAACGAGTCGCCGCCACCTTTGGTCAGGCTGCTATTGGTGCCGTTGGCACTAACAGCGTCCTCGACCTAGGCGTCGACAACTGGAAAATGGTTCTGAGTGCTGGCGTTGCCGCAGCGCTATCAGTTCTGAAGGGTGCGTTTGCTGCCAAGGTTGGCACCAAAGGCTCCGCTTCCCTCGTTGACTAACTACTATCGCTATACCGACTCACGTTATCGTGTATACTGATAGCAAGTAGTCGATCCCCGGGTGTGATACATGGCTGTTGATTTTTGGTCACCATCTTATCGTGCGTCGGCCAGTGATCTAACCGTTGCTATCTCCCCCCTCGGGTTAGTTGAACTAGCCGACGAGGAGTTTGAGGTCCACGGCCCACGTCTGAACCGTTACTCGGCAGCGTGGGCGTGGTACCTCGGACATCACTGGGCATACCGCAGAGAGTTCGGTGAGTCCCAGTTCTACCTGAACTACGTCCGCACAATGTCGGACTACATCACGAACTTCTGCTTTGGTAATGGCATCCAGTTCCGCACCCCGGAACAGAACAACGCTATCATCCCCCACCTCCTTAATAAGGTGTGGGAGCAGCATAATAATAAGGAGCATGTCCTGTGGGAGATGGGGCAGTTGGCTTCCGTCACCGGAGACTGCTTCGTTAAGGTTGCTTATGAGGAGCCCTACGTGGACCCCATTGGCATTCCAATCCCGGGTAAGATTCGCGTTCTTCCCCTTAACCCAGCGCACTGCTTCCCTGAGTACCACCCCCATGACAGGACTAGGCTTCTTCGGTTCAAATTGAAGTACCGGTTCTGGGGCACGGCTTCAGAGGGCACTCGTCAGGTGTACACCTTCACTGAAATAATCACTGATGACACAGTGGAACAGTACATCAACGATGAGTTGGTGGACACTTACCCCAATGCCATCGGGCATATCCCAATCGTCCACATCCCCAACACGACTATTTCGTCGTCACCGTGGGGCCAGAGTGACATTTGGGACATCATTCCTCTGAACAGAGAACTGAATGAGAAGATGGCTGAAGTATCAGACATCATTAACTACCACGCTGCTCCAGTGACTATCATCACGGGAGCCAAGGCTAGTCAGTTGGAGCGTGGTCCTAAGAAGGTCTGGGCTGGGCTGCCCAAGGACAGTAACGTCTTTAACCTTGAATCACGGGGTGAGATGGCTGGGGCACTGGAGTACATCCAACACATTAAGCGCACCATGCACGAGATTACTGGTGTGCCTGAAACAGCGCTCGGGCAGACCCAGCCCATTTCCAATACCAGTGGCGTTGCATTGGCTATCCAGTATCAGCCAATGATGAACCGTTACAAGATGAAGAAGGCCCATTTCACCAAGGGACTGGAGCGAGTAAACGAGATCATTATTCGCACAGCCGCAGTGTTT